GCAGACTACCTGATGGAGCGCGGGCTTGTGCGCCGTGTGTTGATCCTGTGCCCCTTGTCGATCATGCACTCGGCATGGATGAGCGATCTGAACAACTCCATCATCCACCGCTCGGCCATCGTCGCCCACCATGCACAAGCCGCCAAGCGCATCGAGATGATTCAGTCTGACTACGAGTTCGTGGTGTGCAACTACGAAGGGCTGAACCTGATCGCAGACGAGATCAAGAACGACGGGCGCTTTGACTTGGTGATCATTGACGAAGCCAACGCCTACAAGACCGCCACCACCAAGCGGTGGAAGACATTGAAGTCCATCATCGGAGCCAACACCTACTTGTGGATGATGACGGGCACGCCCGCTTCGCAGTCGCCTGCCGATGCGTTTGGTCTGGCCAAACTGGTCAACCCAGACGGTGTGCCTAAGTTCTTCACGGCATGGCGCGATCAGGTTATGTACAAGGCGACCATGTTCAAGTGGGCGCCAAAGAAAGATGCGCGTGAGCAAGTGTTCAACGCCTTGCAACCGGCCATCAGGTACACCAAAGAGCAGTGCCTAGACCTGCCGCCTGTCATGACGCTGACACGCGAGGTGCCGCTGACCCCACAACAAGCCAAATACTACAACCTGCTCAAAGAACAGATGCTGATCAGTGCGGCAGGGACGACCATCACCGCTGTCAACGCCGCTACTGCTGTCAGCAAACTCTTGCAGATCAGTTGTGGTGCCGCCTACAACGACGACAAAGAGGTGGTCGAGTTCGATGCAGGCCCGCGCCTTGGCGTGATCGAGGAGGTGTTGGAGGAGACCAGCCGCAAGGTCATCATCTTTGCCATGTTCCGCTCCAGCATCGACACCATCCACGCCTACCTCACCAAGCGCGGCATCAGTGCCGAGGTCATCCACGGCGGTGTGACTGCAACGAAACGCGCTGACATCATCCAGCGTTTCCAAAACACCCCCGACCCCCGCATCCTTGTCATGCAACCGCAGGCCACGGCACACGGGATTACCCTAACTGCGGCGGACACCGTGATCTTTTACGGGCCGCTCATGTCGGTCGAGCAATACATTCAGGCTATCGCCCGGGCTGACCGCAAGGGGCAGACGAGTGACAAGGTAACAGTTATTCACATTCAGAGTTCACCGATTGAACGCAAAATGTTTAAGGCGCTGACAGCCAAGGTCGATGACAACGATCTTCTGACAGCAATGTTTGAGGCTGAAATAAATTCTTGAAAGGGGGCTTGCACAAACCAAATTTTCAGGTAGACTGTCTAACTCTAGACAAACACAAAAGGAGAAAGCAAATGTCAGAAACCGAAGTCGAGGCGATACCGATCGACCGCCTCGTCAAAATCCACACCAAGATCAAATCGCAAATCGAGGCGCTGACCAAAGAGTACGACACGAAAGTGGAAGCACTCAAGGCACAGCAAGAAGAGGTGCGGTTTGCCATCAAGGATCAGATGAAAGCCTTGGGGCTGAAGTCTGTGAACACATCTTACGGAACGGTCTCATTGATGACCAAGACGCGTTACAACACGAACGACTGGGACTCGTTCAAGAAGTTTATTCTTGAGCATGAGATCGTCGATTTGCTGGAGAAGCGCATCGCCCAGTCAAACATGGCGACCTTTCTGGAAGAGAACCCCGGTGTTGTACCGCCGGGACTGAACTCGTTCACCGAGTTCGACATTCGTGTAACCAAGTCAAAGTGAGTCTAACCATGAGTAATATCACGCTTTTTTCGTCATCCAATGTTCCCGCCTTTGCTCGTAACAACGAGTTGTCTGATACCGCCAAAGCCCTGACCGGCGGCGGTACTGGTGGTTCTGTCAAGCGCATCTCTATCAAAGGCGGGGTCTTCCGACTCGTCGCTGGCGGCAAAGAGATTGCCTCGATTGATGACCGCCATCTTGATGTCGTCATCGTCAAAGCCGCGCCCAAAGTCAGCCGCATCTACTACGAGGGTGCGTACGATCCCGAGCGCATCAGCGGCCCTGACTGCTGGAGCAACGACGGTGAGAAGCCCGACGCTTCCATCAAGGCCCCGCAAAACAAAACCTGTTTGGGTTGTCCCCAGAACGAAGCCGGTTCCGGCAACGGCAACAGCCGTGCCTGCCGCTATCAACAGCGCCTCGCTGTCGCTCTGGCCAACAACCTCGAAGGCGATGTGTTGCAACTGACACTCCCTGCTACCAGCATCTTCGGGAAAGAAGATGGCGACAAGCGCCCCCTGCAAGCCTACGCTCGTTTCTTGGCTGTGCAGACCCCGCCCGTAAACCCCGAGCAGATTGTCACCCGCATGAAGTTCGACACCAAGGCAGAGTCGCCCAAACTGTTCTTCACGCCCGTTCGCTGGCTGGAAGAAGACGAGTACGCAACGGTGCAAAAGCAGGCCGACAGTGACGACGCCAAGCGTGCCGTCACCATGACCGTGGCCCAAGCCGATGGCGTCAAACCCAAGGCTGAGTTGTCGATTCCCGGCAAGCCTACCAAGGCCGCGCCCAAGGTCGAGGCTGAAGAAGAGGACGAGCCAGCACCGGCACCCAAAGCGGCCAAGGCGAAAGCCAAGCCCGCCGTGGACGAGGACGATGGTGGTGAGCCTGAAGTTCGCAAGGGTGGCGACAAGCCCAACGCCGTGCCCGCCAAGAAATCCAAGTTGGCCGACATCGTGGCTGACTGGGACGACGAAGAGTGAGGCGCGCCATGTTTGATGAACTGGACAACCGTCACTTTCTGTGGGCCCTAGTCGCGGTATTTCTGTCGATGATTGGGTCGTGCACAGTTGGTAGCATGGATCGCCGCGCCAAGTGGGAAGCCGCCGTGAAGAACGGCGCTGACCCGATGGTAGCGGCGTGCGCTCTGTACGACCAATCCGAAGCAGAGAAAGTCACTTGCGCCATGCTGGCGACTAAGAAATAAGGAGAATCGGGGGGAAAGCGGATGCTGTGCGGGTGTCAGGTCGTGGTGCAACTCCACCCCGCTTCTAGATCACAGACGTAGCGAGTACCCCCACCCAAAACGACCATGTCTTACTCTCAAAAAACAATCGACGCCGTGATGAGCGCACCCAAGACCCCGGGCAACCAGTTGGGTCGATGGGCGATCCATCTCGACTTTCCTGTCACCAAGATTGCCAAGGCGCTTGGTGTGACCCGCCAGACCGTGTACAACTGGTTCGTTGGCAAAGATGTCTTTGTCGCCTACCAAAACCGTGTCGAACTGCTGTTGTTGATCATGAAGTCCTCGCGCACCGCTGACGAGGCATGGAGAAAAATATGTCACGAGTACAATTTGCCAACATGACGGACGAGGAGTTGATCCGTCGTGCATACATCGAACATGACCAGCCGCTGGTGCTGGAGTTGTGCAGTCGCATCGCCAAGTTGATTGACGAGAACGCGGAACTGCAAGAGACAGTCAAAGACATCGCCGGACACATCCCCCACTGACCCAAAGGATAGCCATGACACCGCTTGAGTTTCTAGCGGAGGTTTTGCCGTCCCCGGGTAACGGGTACTATTGCGCGGTAGAACTGACAACAAAGAAAAAACAGCACGTTTTTGGGGAAACCCTTGAGGAGATCATGCCCACCATCGAGAAGTGGGCGGCAAAACAATACGACACCTACTTCGCTCTGGGCACGTTCGGCACCAACAAAGACCGCACCAAGCCCAACATGCACGCCAGCCAAGTGCTGGCGGTAGACCTTGACTGCAACCACCCCAAGGACATCCCCAACGAAGAGGGAGAGATCAAGCCCAAGTCGTACCCAAGCGCCAAAGCGGCGGCGCAGGCGTTGGCGGATTTTTGTGAGTCCACCGGACTCTCAGCCCTTGGCGACCCATGGCTGGTTCACTCTGGCGGTGGGGTGCACGCCTACTGGCCGCTCGACCAGATGCTCTTCAAAGAAGACTGGTACCCGCTGGCCCAGCGGTTCAAAGAGATGTGCGTGGCCAAGGGCCTGAAGATCGACACCGCTGTGACAGGCGATGCGTCTCGGGTTCTGCGTGTGTTTGACTCGACCAATACCGGCGTGAAGAACGGCAAGGCCGTGCGCGAAGCCACCCGTGTCAGGTTCATGTCAGCCGGGGATCGCTTTGCCGTTGATGACCTCGATGCCGTCTTGACAGCCGAGGGGTTTGGTAAAGAGTTTGTAAAGAAGCCCACCCCCTCATCGAGCATGGTGCTAACTGGCAGTCGGCCAACTAGTGTCACTTCTCTTTCGCCCACGGCGCAGGCCATCATCGGCAACAGCGTGACCAAGTTCAAAACCATCGTCATGCGCACCAAGCAAGGCACAGGTTGTAGACAACTGGCATACTACGCCGAGAACGCAACCGATGACGGCATGGAGCCACTGTGGCGCGGGTTGTTGAGTTGGACCAAGTTCTGCGAAGACGGCCCCAAGGCCGCCATCTGGCTCAGTGACATGCACCCATACAGCCACGATCGGATGCACCAGAAACTGCACGAGATCAAGGGGCCGTATTCATGCGAGGCGATGAACGATGCAAACCCCGGAGTGTGTGGCAACTGCCCACACCGTGGGAAAATCACCAACCCACTGATCTGGGGTCGGGAGTTGGCGACAGCAACGGAGCAGGTGGAAGTCGAGGTGGCAACGCCAGTGAGCGACCAGCCCCTCAAGATGCTCAGACCGGAGCCACCCAAAGGTTTCGCGTACGGGCGACAAGGTGGCGTATTCATTGAGAAAGACACCACCGACGAGGAAGGCAACTCGGTCAAACAACACCTGATGTTGTTGGCATACGACCTCTTCCCAGTTGAAATCCTGAACAACGCAGGCGTGCACGAAGTCCACATGCTGGCGGTGCGCGGCAAACAAACCCAAGAAGTGCTGTTGCCCCAGAAGTGCGTAGCCAGCAAAGACGAGACGATCAAGTATCTGGCGAGCCAAAACATCATGGCCGCTTTCGGTGCCGGTAATGACAACAACCTGTACGCCTACGTGCGGGCCAGCATCGAGAAGTTGAGCATCGAGAAAAACCCCATCAAAATCCCCTCATCCTACGGCTGGCAAGACGACGACTCGTTCGTGTTTGCTGGATGTATATACACCCCCAAGGCCGACCCGGTGGTCGTGCCCATGCCCGGGCTGGAGAACATCGTGGCCAACACCAAGCCCACGGGTTCGCTCGATGTGTGGCGCAAGGTCATTCAGATGATGATCCGGCGCAAGATGTGGAAGCACTTGACCGTTTTGCTCGCCGGTGCCGCCGCGCCGCTGATGCGCTTCACGGGTCTCTTTGGCGTGACCATGCACGTCACCTCGGCTGAGTCGGGTACGGGTAAATCCCTAGCCTTGGATGCCGCCGCATCCATC